ATTTAGTCAACCTTACTTTATCTTCTGGTTGATCTACCAACTCATGGTCTGCTTCAAGATCAATATCAAACTCACTAGTGTTTAGCGATACTTTCTTATAAACACCCTTCTCTTGTTCAATCTCTACCGTGTGTGTAGGGACATACCGATCAATACATACACCAATAGCTTCTTCAATGCTTGTAGCTACAGGATCAATCAAGAAGTTCTGTGGCAGGATAGGGACAAGACGTACAATAGTGCGTTCAGTAATGTTGACACCAACAGCTTGCAATGCTCCATCCATGATTGGCTGCGTAGCTGGAGCCATTTCTTTAATCTGCTCTAGTACAATCTCTCCCATCCCTGTGCCATAGACGGCAGCATTGATAAGACACTCAGCAACAGCCTTTCTAATCTTAGTTTTAGCAAAGTCTTCATGCAGTTTTTCACGTAAGAAGACTATATCCACTGTTTCTTCATCAACCAGGTCATCTGTGATGTCAAACAACTTACCACGACCAAAAGTAGCCTCTTCAATCTCTGCTACAGAGCTTTCAACAGCTTGCTGAAGGGCAGGGGAGATAATACGACTACGCTCAGACTGCCTAGTTTTGTCTTCAGCAGCGTAGATACCACGCCAGAGGCGATAATATTCATCATGAGTCTTCTCATAATTGTTTTCATAGTGGTCACGCCACTGTTCTGCCTTAGCCATTACCCAAGATTCTAGGGATTCTGTGATAAAATCTGTGTTATCTTCCATATTAATCCTCTTAGTAGCCAGCTACTGTGTCGTAAACCTTATAATCATCGTATTCTGAGTCGTATGCGTAAGTTACTTTGTGTAGCTGATCTATGTAAGCTAAAGAATCTATCAAGTCATCATGCGTTAACGGGTCTGGAAACTGGAAAAGCTGATCCATGAACTCTGCATTCCAATCTCCCTTGTTAAGTTTAACAACACCGTTCTCAAATCTACCCTGCAAAGCCCACATAACCCTGTCAGTCTTCTTCTTGTTACCGTGTGTTAGTTCATCCACACGAAAGAATGTGTTATGTCTTTTCATTAAATCAGTTAACGGAGACATTACAGCGTTTCTAGCTATGCCTCTTTCAATACCAACAGCTACTGGTTGATAATCTCTGATGATTTGAAATATCTTGTTAGCTGTCTCATTCAGTTCCCAGCGTCCATAGACAATATCCTTAACCCACCATTGACCTTCTTCAGTTATCTTAACAACAGAAATAGCTGTCTGATCTAGTCTCTTGTTTTTAGATTTAACTTTGTTTATTTCTTCAAAGCCTGCTAAGTCAATAGCAACAAAGTAGTCACCGTTAGGTTCTTCTTCATCAAACTTAACCCAATCCTCTTTAAACATCTCAGAGCCTCTAGCCTCAAAAGAAGCCATAAACTCTGTACGGAAGGCGTAAGAAGACATTGATTTCTTGGCGCTGTCAATCTCCGTAGGGTCTATCATAGGGTTGTTATAGCTTGTAAAGTGCCATGCTTTGTAGGAAGTATCATCAGATAATTGTGCGTAGTTGTACAAGTCGTAGAAGTGATTCCTACCCATTGGTGTACCGATAAACAACGCATGACCCTTCTGGTCAGCCAGTGCAGGTCTTAAGATCATATCCCACACTTCTGGTTTGATGTCTGCGTATTCGTCTAGCACCAAGAACTTTAACGACACACCACGCATTGTCTCTGGCCTGTCACCACCTTTTAAGCTGATGGTGGCTCCGTTAATCAACTTAATCTGTAGGTTGTTAACATGACTACCAACAATCACCGGAGCACCTAACTCCAGCAACGTATTCCACATAATATCTCTAGCTTGTCCTTGTGTAGGGGCTACGTAGAATACATGACCTTTGTCAGCTTGTAAGGCGTTAACAATCAACAACCAAGCAGCCAACATAGACTTACCAGTACGCCGACCAGCAGCCACTACTTTAAATCGTGCTGGATCGTTCCACACCAAACTTTGCCAGGGGAGTAATGATATCTTTAAATCCATTAGGTAAAGCTCACAGCAGCTGGGTTGTGTCGTTCTAGCTCAAAGCTAACGATTGCTGTAAATGTACTACCAGCGTCTGGAGTAACAACAATACTGTCACCCTCTCGCATAGCCATCCACTTACCATCACCACCAAACTCTAGAGCTTCACCAGCACTTACAGACTTATTACCTTGGAATGTTATTGTTGTTCCATTAACCCACGATGCTTCAACACCTTCTGTGCTGCCCCCAGCGTTAGCTATAAACAACAGTGTTACAATAGCTCTATAGCCTAGAGGTACAGTGAACAACGTGTTAGCTACGTTAGCTGTGAGGTTCTTACCAACAGAGTATTTAGTAACTTGTGTATTCATTAGTATAACCACATAACAGGAGTGTCATCACGGATATCAACATGTACAAAGCTCTTAGCTACACCAATACCTGTAAAGCCTAACCTCGTAGCTTCACTCACTAACTTCATACGCTCACTACCATTCCTAACTCTGATGTCAGCAGCTATGCCTCTGGTGTGTGTACCTGGAGTCTTCTTAGCTACTTCTATCGGATGTTTAGCAGAGCGATAACCACTGACAATAACTAACGGAAACCCACAAGCATCCCTCAGAGCATCCAACCTACTAACAAACCTTTCATTGATGAAGTTCTCACCACTGTGCTTGCACGTAAACTCTTCTTTCTTAAAATGCTTACTGTTCATCATCTACACTCTCGTAGTCAGCTTCTATTGTGTTATTTGTGCTGATGTCTGTTGTGCCTACACCACTGATTGTAATGTTAACGCTAGGACGACTGCTACCACCACCTTTTTCAAACAAACTAACTGGTAACATCCTATCCATAAGAAGTTTCCAAGCTGCCGATTGATTCTTATGTTCATCATCTAAAGCAGCATTTAGTATTGAATCTAACACCTTCTTAGACTTTGGAGATGCTATCAGCCTTGCTTTCATCTCATTCATGATGGCTGCATCGCCAGCGGGTCTACCAACTTTACCTTTATTCTTAGCGGCTGCTAACGCCTTCTTAGTTGGTCTACCTATCTTTTTAACAACATTATCTTTGGTAACATCAGTTGAAGACATAGCTATTGCCTTTTGAGTATAGAGACTCTGTAGTCTATCTAGCTAGCCTAAGTAGCGAGCTAGGCTTTACCGTTGAGCTAGCTACTTCGTTAGCTAGTCTCTATAGAGCTTTAAAGAGGTAACAATAAATATTATTTATTATTCCTTTTTAGAGCTTTAAAGAGTTGTTAAAGTTAGAAGAGTAATCAGGACGTTAACGACTAAGAGCGGCTTAGTGCTGCTTAGTCTGTAGAGGGGCTTAAGCTCTTTAACGCCTGACTACGTTTTCCTTTCTCGCTTACCTGTATAGAGGTGTTGAGGGTAGCATATTTTAGAGAGAAAGTCAATACCTAATTCATATTTATTTTATATAGGTTGCTGCTACGCAGCGGTAAGGACTATAAAGTGTCAGCTTTCTAATAGATATCCTTATTAGAGAAGTGGCGGTTTATAAAGGCATATTCCGTCTCTCCTCAGCCTAACCCTTTCTAGCGGGTCTGCTACAGTAAAGAGACTCCGCAGACCGCCGCCGTTATTCCCTTTATTATTAATTACTTAGATGGTGTAGGCTATGCCAGCGTTGTAGCTTCTACCTCGTCCTAATTAATCCTATTTAGCCTTATTTTGTGTCTAGGTAGCTACCACATCATCGTCAGCGCAGCAGCCCCTCCCCGCCCCTGGATATGTTATAGCATAGCATTACTACCTATAGTGGTCTGTGTCGCCTGATACCACTACATATAGTGATGTACTGATATTGTAGCGGTCGCTACATAACCTAATGAGTCGGTGGAGTCGGTGGAGTGTGGATGGTAGCGGGTACTCTATAGAGTCTGATTAGAGTCATCATAGTCCCGACATAGTCCCGACATAGTCCCTACATAGTCCCATGTTTACATCATCTATATAGGCGCTGGCATTCAATAGCTAAACTGTATCAAACCTGGATAATCGATAGATTTAAATAGTTGCCTTTACGCTTGTTTTAGGGGCTTGACAAAAGTACTCTGCAAGCCA